ATCAGGAACATGACCAGTCATCTCATGGTAATTGGGCTGAAGGTTCCCAAGGCTCATCCAGCGAATTATCCGATGATGAAATCAAAGATATTATCTCTGGCTCTACCACAGTTAATGAGATGTATAAAAAGGTTGCCGAGCGCTTAGGCAAGAGCATGAAGCCTAAACTTGAAGATTTGTCAGAAGAAGAAATTAACTTTTTCCGTGGGGTTACAGATGTAAATATACAGGCTCAAAGTTTATTAAATGGAGAAATTCGTTTCACTCCATTTCAAACTTGGGGTCAAGGAATTTATATCTCATCTGAACCAGAATATGCGGCTGCGTATGGAGACCTTATAGGCTTGAAATTAGATAAAAGCGTTAAGTTGGTTGAAGGCGAAATTGCTTGGAGTAAAGCGTATAGTCTTTTTGATAAAGAAACATCTTTAGATATGCCGAAGATTATAGAAAGAATTACTTCTGGAAAGATGGACAATTTCTCTGATTCTGACATTGCCAATATCTACTGGGCGGCAAAAGGTTATGACGGTTATTCAATTTACAAAACAGGTAGGGCTGAGGTTGTTTTATTCAATGCCGATAAATTAACGGTTAATAAGACAGATATTGGAACGGCAGTCCAAAAGCACCTCCAAGGATTACATGACCAACGCACACACGGCTCATGGGCAGGCGGCGGTGGCGCTGGAGTTGATATTACTGAAGCGCTCGATGAGGTCTTTTTCAAAGAAAAATTAAACATCATCAATAGTTCGCTGACTCAAAATACCCCTGGAATAGCCATCGAAGCAGCCGTTAGAGCCGCTGGTAATAATGTTGAGACTTTAGATTTAATCGAGAATATGGATTTTGCAGAAACCACCGCTGGCAAAGCATACGGTGATAATGCGCTCAAGATTATTGCCGAGCGCCAAGGCTTTACTGAGAAACCAAAAACTGTAGAAACACTTGAGGATTTAGAGAATTTAGCAAAGTTATCAGCCGAGCAGGGAGGTGGATTTATAGTTTTTCGAGGCATCGCTGATTATTCATCTACTGGAGATAGCGAAGTGACCTATACGGCAGAGCAAGCCCTCACCGATTTTAGAGAGGGCGAGTATTTTGGAGGCTGGGGAGCCTTTGGTAATGGAACATACACAACATCATTTCTTGATTCTGCTCAAAGTTATGCTGACGATGTAGACCCCGATAACAATAAATTGGGTAACGGAAAAGTGATGGCAATGATGATTCCTGATACAGCCAAAGCGCCAACAGCCGAAGTTGTAAAAACAGTTATGAAGGAAATGGTCTGGGGCGGGGAAAAGTCTCACCGTAATAATGTCGGTAGAAGGCTTGCCGCTATGGGCTATCAGTATTACGATGCTGGTCATGTCCAAGATGACAAGCGCGGCATTTATGTAGTTTTAGATAGGTCAATGCTTACAGTTGCAGAAAAGGCGGTTGGTGAATGATGACTACTCCTGCACAATCAAGGCGATACGCTTACCTAGCCAATAACCTCAACAAAGAAGATTTTAACGCTTACTATGCCCATCTTTTAGAAGGCGGCAGAGTCGAAGATTTCTTTGACAAGATGGAAAAGCACCAAGAACATGACCAATCTACCCACGGTAATTGGGCTGAAGGCTCTAGCGAGTCTGGTCTTGATGCTATGCCTTATGAGTGGAAGCCTGAGTTCAAAGAACAAGAAAGACTAACGGCTAGAGAGTTAAGTTCCGAAGAATTAAACTTGGGTAGAAGTCAGTTGCAACAAGTAGCCGAGGCTCCTATCGCTATAAGAGTTTCGTCAGGAGATTTAGAACTAAGAAAAATAGTTGAGCATGGTGGTTTTAAGAGTCTTACAGAATTGCCTGAACCAACACTAGGATTTGAAATTGAATACAACGAGGGTCGCTACGACTTGGAAAAAGGTTTATGGGGTCAGCCTACAAATGCAAATAGTCCAATTTACGGATATTTCGACACCCCACTTCAACCATCAGTCGAAAATGAAACACTTTCATACGGTGATGTAAAAATAATCTTGAAAGATAAGGTTGCTGGTAGAACAACGATTTCTCCTGGAGATTCGGCTAATCACGGCTTAACACCAGTTTTAGTAACAGATGCTCGAAAAGGTAATTTAAGTCTTGAGCAAGTAGATTCAGCCTACCGAAGCCGTCACTTTCAAAGAAATATGACTACAGTATCACGACCAATTAGGTCTGTAAGAACAATTAGAGATATTGACTATTTTGAAGCGCAGATTCATGGAGGGGTGAGGTTGAGTGATATTAAATCTGTACGATTACAGAGATTTTCTATTGTTGGTGAGGATACGATTGCACTTCTTGAGAAAGCAGGGATTGAGGTGACTAGGGATGATAAGTGAAATTGTTATTGATAGCCCTGTTACTGGCAAGCGCAAAAGCCTTACTCAAGCCCAGTTCAATAGTTACATGGCTCAAACCAACGGAGCAGTCCTTAAATGGATTGTTAATCCAGTTGCTAAGCACGGCGAACATGACCAAAAGACTCATGGAAACTGGGCTACTGGTAGCGAGGTTGTTACAGACTTGGTTGCATGGCGTGACTCTGAAATTGCTAAATTAGGTTCTGATACAGACAGAGAATTATCTTTTATGGACACAATTCTTAGACACAGGGTAGTTGGCAGTATGTTCACACGCGCTGTTGATACCTACCAAAGTATGCTCGGATACACAATAAACGAAGCGCTCCGTGACCCAGTTATTAGCACAGATGGTGTTGCGACCACAATCGCTCTTTTAGATGGAGCAATCGAGTATGCCCCACCTCTGGATAGCCCTATAACTGTGTACCGTGGAGTAAAAGGCAATGGATTAGATTTTTTCGAGGCGTTAAAAGTTGGGGATGTTTATTCCGACAAAGGATTTTCTTCTACTAGCCTTGACCCTGCGATGGGTGCAAAGTTCGCAAACGCTGAAAGTGGAATGTATCAGGGCATCGTTCTCCGCATGAAGTTACCCGCTGGTACGCAAGGGGTTTTCCCCGCGAGCGTTACAGGCATAGAATCTCAATTCTCAAGAGAGGCAGAGTTCCTTCTACCTCGGGATAGTAAGTTCAAAATCCTCAATAATGAAGGTAAAGTCTGGGATGTGGAGTTAGTAAATGATTGAAAATTTTGGTTATGACTCAAGCAAGGGGCTAACCCTTGTTATGGAGAAACACGGCACCCACGACCAAAAGACCCACGGAAACTGGGCTACTGGTGGCATGGGCGCTGGAGTTGCCGATTCAATCCTAAGCCGAGTTCGTGAGAACGGCGGTCTTTCCGTAAACATGGTGGATGGCTCAGAACCTACTAGCGGGTACATGGTCGCTAAGGGCGCTAAATACGGCTCTGTCGTATCTGCCGATGATTTCTATGACCCAATCAAGGGTCCAAAGATTCTTGCTGATTACATGAAGAAACATAAGGCAGAACTCGGCGGTGGTAAAAACTACCTGGGGTTATGGCATAATAAGGACGATGGACAGGTTTATCTTGATGTATCGGAAAACATCCAAGATAGAGAGAGAGCAATCTCAGCAGGGCAAAAGCAAGACCAAATTTCTATTTGGGATGTAACTAACTTCGCTGAAATCGAAACAGGAGGAACAGGTAATGTCGAAAAAACTGGAAGCGGTAGAACTGCCAGCCAACATCGCGGATATGAGCGATTCGGAAATCGAAGCCTACGCCCAAAAAATCTGGGAGAAGTTGGCAAAGCCTACAAAGTAATTCGTTTTGAGGCTGGGTTAATCCCTGTCTTGAAACACGGCGAGCATGACCAAAAAACACATGGTTCTTGGGCTACTGGATACACCGATGAAGAAATTGGTCGCATGGAGGCAATGTCCACTCTAGGACCAGCGCTAGAAGATTTAGATGCAATCCTGGAAGGCAGCGGAGAAGGACCAGGTTATGATGACTTAAAAATGCTTGTCGAGAACGACCCTGGTTTATATTCACAAGCCACCGAGGGAATTGATGGTCGAGTGAGTGCGCGACTGGAAAGACTCCAAGAAGAATTCCCAAACCATGAGTACACAGAGCAAGAAAAATCTACTATTTATGAAGATGTCCAAGCGGAAATGATTGATGAACTTATTGAATACAGCGAGCCTGGAGAACTTGCAGGGCTATGGATGGACCAAAACGGAGGTGAAAGTACCGAGCAAATGCTCACCAATGTAACTCCATATTTCGAAGAAATCTTCAATACAGACCACACCGTAGTAAATGCTGTTGGCGATGCTGTTACTACGCTGAGTTCCGAGATTCAATATGTGGACTTGACTAGCGATACACCTACAGGTGATGCGGGCATTAGCGTAAAAGGCAACATTGAAGATTCCAATGGAAACTATGCTGGTGAGTTCGAGCGAGTATTCTATAAAGAAGATGGGGTCTGGATAGTAGAACATAAGTTATTAAAACTTGACGATGACTATAAAGGTTTAGGGTTCGGTAAAGAATTTATTGACCGCTCCGAAGATTGGTATACCCAGAGAGGTTTTGGCGCTATTACAGTTGGAACTGGCTGGGACGGCGCTCGCGTGTGGGCGCGTGACGGTTTTGACTGGCAACCAGAAGAAATTGACTCTGATTTTAAACATATAGTTGTAAACAGAATCACTAATATGAATAGTGCTGATGAACTTGATTTTGGTCAGCCAGCCAGAGAAGAATTTGATTCCCTTATGCGTAGGGCTACTAATGGTTATGTATCTGATGAAAACGGAGCGCGTTGGGATTCTATAAAAGACCTAAAGAACGATGACTTTCCTTTGCCTAGCGATTTCGTGATGATTGGTTACAAAGACAGAACTACATCAGATTACGAACACCCTGTTACTGGCGATACAAAGAAGGCGGTAACTTGGGCTGGCGAGAGGCTTTTCGATAGCCTCAATCTTAATTATGTGAAGATTCTTACCCCTGAAGGCAGAAATCTCTTTGAAGGTCCAGTTGATAGAGATGGCGATGGCTTGGTCTATGACGGCACCGCTAGAGAAAAGCCAGCAAGTGCGGTAAAATCATAGTATGAAAAGACAAGAAAGACTCAAGGCGATAGCCAAGGTTAATGCCTCTATGCCCTCAGATATTTCTGGTCCTCCAGATGAAAGAGAAATTGCTATTCTGGATAAGATGATAGAGATGAATCTAATCCAGGTAGAGGAAACTAAATAACGGTTGTAATTCAATCCGCTACTATGTAGCCATGGCTGATATTGCACCAAAACTAATCCAGTTAAGCGCAGATAAACTACGCGCCTTGCATGAACGCCTACATAAGTCAGAGGCAACCCCAGAAGTATTAGAAGTCCATCACCTTGCCGTCAATGAGATGTTGCGCCGTGGGCTAGAAGCGCCTGAGAACGATGTCTGGGATGAGTTCGAAATCCTCGTAGACACAATGAAAAACGCCAATCTCAAAGCCCTTGCTGGCTCACTCCCAGCCGACATGATTGCCGATGTTATTAAATCTACAGGTTCAGCGATTGCCGATGTCCAGTTATTTTTGACCACTACTGGTTATGAAATGCGCTTAGAGCCATTTGAAGAATTAAACAAAATGATTCGCCGTGAGGATGGCAAGTACACAGTTTATGACGAGGAAGGCAAAAGAAAGTTCGGCACATATAACACAAAGGCTGAGGCTGATAAGCGCTTAGCGCAGATGCACGAATTTAAGAAGTCAGATAGTTACATACCTCCGATGGCTGTCCGCACCGCAGCCCGCAGAGCGCTTGATTGGATTTCTGAGGGCAAGGCTGGAGACGGCTTTACTGGTATTGGTCGCTCTCGCGCTGGTCAGTTGGCATCTGGAGAAGGTGTTTCGCTTGCAACCCTGAAGCGAATGAAATCATTTTTGGCTCGCCACGAAGTAGACAAAGAGGCTATCGGTTTTAGCCAAGGCGAAAAGGGATTCCCTTCAGCGGGTCGAGTTGCCTGGGATGCCTGGGGCGGCGATGCAGGATTTACTTGGGCTAAAACCATGATTGCTCGGGCTGAAAAAGAAGTCGCAAAACATAATCAGGGACAGCACGACCAAAAGACTCACGGCTCATGGGCTGACGATATTGCTCAAGCAATTTTGGATGGCGGTCACCCAACAGTTGAGAAAGAAAATGTCTCAGCCTTTCTCATGTCGGCGGCGAAACGAGATGACCACCCAGACCTTACTGAATTAAGTGTTGAAGGAACATTGTTATATGGCGATGAAGGTATGGGAATTGCTCGCAAAGATATGCCGCAGATTCCTGGAAAAGAACGAGGTCGCTTCCTTGCTGAAATTGAAAAGTCTGACGGCATTACATCAACGGCTGAAGAAATTGACCCAACCACATTAAAACCAGTTCAGAAAGAAATTTCTGCTGCTCGTTCTGGAGCGATTTACAATAAATTCCGTGAGGATGGTGGAATTCCAGAAAAAGAAAGAATCCTTATTTCCAGCGATGGTTTCGTAATTGACGGTCACCATACATGGGGCGCTTCAGTTGCTTTTGCCTTTGATAATCCTGGCACTAAATTACCTGTTTATCGTTTATCAGTAACAGCACAAGAAGCGCTAGATATTTCTCTTGAATGGTCTACAGCCAACGGATTTGAAGCACAGGCTATTGATGCACCCGCAAAGAAATCTTTTGCGTGGAAACCTCTTACAAAACATGAGGAACACGACCAATCCACACACGGTTCTTGGGCTGCTTCAGGTTCACCGAAATTAACCATCATTGGCAAGAACGATGGCGTTAATGAATTCTTCAATGAGAATACGCGAGTAGTTCGTTATCAGCCTGAAGGAAAACAACCAACAGATTATGTGCTTTTTCTCCAAGGTGGAAAAGGGAGTGAAATTTTTGCCCTTAAAAAACCTACCGATGGGACAACCATTGATGGATGGGGACAGAAAATAGCCAAATTGATAGTAGGAAAAATAGAGGTTCTTCCGCCTGGTGCTGGAAGTGTTGCGCGAACATCCGCAAAAAACGATAATTTTGCAACAATCTATGAAGCGATTGTGAAACCTGCACATCAACGCCGAGGCTTGGCTTCAGCAATGCTTCAGTTCCACAGAGATATGTTTCCTGAGCAAAACCTTCAACACTCTGATGTTCTTTCTGGAGACGGCAAGGCTTGGTCAGATGTCGCAAAGCATGGTGAGCATGACCAAAAGAAACACGGCTCATGGGCTATGAATGTGACTGGTGATGTCCCACCATTAGCCCCAGATGTTATGGCTAGACCACAATGGTCAGCAGAGGCAGTTGCCGAAGCAAAGCGTATCCGAGAAAGAGCGCTTGCGGTTGAACCAAAAGTTACAGAGTTGATGAAAGTCATCCAGGAAAATGCTGGCGGAGAATTTGTCCAATTGGAACAAAGAGTAAAATCAACAGATTCTTTGGCTCGCAAAATTGATGGCGATGCAGTTACAGAATTTGATGGCGATAGGTCAAGAGCGGCTGATGCTGTCTCGGATGCAGTTCGCTATACGCTCAAAGTTGGCGATGAGAATTACGCTCAATCCCTTGATTCAACAATAAAGGCTCTTGAGGCATCTGGCTTCACATTACGAGTTAAGAATTTCTGGCAATCTGGCGACCCTTACGATGGAGTTAATATCAAAGCAAGGAAAGACGGCATTGAGGTAGAGATTCAATTACACACGCCGAGTTCATTTGCTCATAAAGAAGGCGAAGGCGGAACGCACCCTATCTACAAGAAATATCAGGTTGAGTTGAATGATTCGACCCGAGAAAGTATGTGGAATCAGATGATTGACATTGCCAAAGGCGTTGTTCGTCCAGCAAACTACGGAGCAATTATCGCTACGGGAACACTTGTTCTTCAGCAGTTCCAGACGGCTCAAGAGGCTGGCTTGATTAAATCAACCCTGGTTGATAAACTTACCTTTAAGAGAGAAGTGGTCAAATGAGATATTTCGTAAAGATGAGCAGAGGTTTACCCCATAACCTCTATCGCTTCAACATCATTGATGAGGAGCGCTGGTACCCAACACAGGGATGGACACCGACTCGCCTTATTTCAGCCTATCTAGTTATGGGCGAAGGTGACTATGAGGAGATTACTGAAGCCCTTGCAATGAGTTCATTCCCAGATGCTTTCGCAGCGCCTAAGAGCATTGGAGCCTATGAAGTTTCAAAGGCTGAAGATGCTAAGCGTTACACGCTAGGGGCTATGTATATTCCAGACCGTATTGATGCCCATGGTGAATGGACAGATGCCGATGAGTTGCAACGAGCAGTCTGGGATTATGTAAAGACTAATGACCGCCGTATCCGTCTACAGCATGACCGCGATGTGGTTGCTGGAGAATGGGTAGAAGTTATGGCGTTCCCATACGAATTAACAGTTCCAATTAAAACAATAAGCGGGATTGATGTAAACCATACATACCCACCAAACACAGTATTTCTCGGTGTTATCTGGGAGCCTTGGGCATGGGACTTGGTAAAGTCTGGAAAGATTCTTGGCTATTCAATCGGCGGTAAGGCAGAGCGCCTTTATGTTGATATGGAAGAAGTTGAGAAGGAAGATGGTCCAGGAGTCAATAGTGTCCATGTTGATACAATTATGAACCCAAAGAAAAAGAAGCCGAAGGAAACCACATGAAAGACAAAAAGATTCTCAAGGAACTTCGCAATGGTCCCATGAAAAGCATGAAGGACGATGAATACGCGATGATTGAAAAAGAAGTTGATGAAAAGGGAATCGCTGGTCTCAAGGGTTACGCAAAGTCTATGATTGAAAAGGCTATGCGCGACATGGCTTACGAAATGAAAAAGGCTGTCTCTGTATCCAGAGGCGACATGGTTTCTTGGAATTCATCAGGCGGTACGGCTACAGGCAAGATTGTGCGTATCGTGCGCGATGGCAAAATCAATGTTCCTGATTCAAGTTTTTCTATTGAGGGAAGCGAAGATGACCCAGCCGCTCTGATTCAGTTGTACCGAGATGGAAAGCCAACTGAAACAAAGGTTGGTCACAAAGTCTCAACACTAAAAAAAAAGTAGGAGTATCTAAGCACGGTAGCCACGACCAAGGCTCCCATGGTGCGTGGGCGAACGGAAAGTACAGCCCTGATGACTCCGAAGGTGAAGATTCCTCCGAGCCAAAGAACCCAAAGAGTCCAAAGAAACTTCATTCCCACAATGATGACTCAGAAGAAGAATACGAAGAATTGGATGCCGATGACCCAAAGTGGATGGATGACATGGACATCCTAAGACCTCCAAAGCGCAAATGACCACCGTTATTGACGACACTTTAAGCATCATTAAGTCAATGGGCTTTGAGGTTGCCACGGTTGCAACCACTCCAGGATTCGCTGGATTAGCAGTTCAATTACCCCACGATTCTCAGGCTTTTTTTGTCTGGAGCAAGATGACCGAGGGCGATTACCATTTCAGAGTTGCCCGATTCTGGCAGAACGAACAACCCTTTTCAATGGTCGCCTATGAAGATTTAATCGCCGCCATGGTCAATTTAAGGATTTTGATTTCTTCTTAAAAGGGGTGAAATTACACCTGTGTTATTCTTATGCTTGTCAAGACCCGTGTTTATCTACCAGTCCATACTGGATTAGGTAGGCACTTTTCGTTAGGAGTGAATGTTGGCTCGAACCCGCAAAATGGCAAATTTAGTCATTGAGGAAACATCTGGAGTAGACCATCCTGCACACTTACATGAGGGTTGGTTGGTTATGAAATCAGCCGATGAATCTGAAGTTCAGAGAGTCTTAGACGAAACGCTCACCGAGGAGGACTCCATCATGGAGGAAACAACAACCGCGGCTACTGATGCACAGGTCGAAAAGGCTGAAATGACACTTGAAGATGCGATGAAGAAAATCGCTGAACTCGAAGGCAAACTTTCAGAAATGGAAATGTCTAAAGAGGAAGATAAGTCAGAATCAGATAAGACCGAGGATGAAATGGAATACATGAAGTCCGCTCCTGAGTCAGTCGTCAAAATGATTGAAGATTTCAAAAAGCAAGCAGAGACAGCAACCGAAGAACTCCGTAAGGAGCGCGAGGCTAAGGCTGATGCTGAAGCAATTGAAAAAGCAAAGGGATTCTCAAACTTGAATCTTGATGCAGAGAAGGTCGGACCAGCGCTACGCCGCTTGTCCACAGTTGATGCAGACCTAGCAAAGTCAGTAGAGGAAATTCTCACATCTGTAAATGCTCAGGCTGAATCAGCAAACATTTTTGCTGAAATCGGGAAATCAGCAGACTTCACTACAGGCGATGCTTACAGCAGACTAACTGCTTTGGCAAAGTCGGCAGTTGAGGAAGGAAATGCAAAATCTTTCGAACAAGCGTTCGCTAGTGCCGCATCTTCCAATCCTGAACTTTATGTCCAATACCGTAATGAAAAGGGTGCATAACCATGGCATACGAAATTAGTAATTACTCGGTAAAGGTCACCCTCGTTGCAGGTGCCGACCTTTCCACAAAGCAGTACACATTCGTGAAGTTAGATTCTTCAGGACAGGCAGTAGCGGCAGCAGCCGCAACTGATATTCCTGTTGGAGTCCTTCAGAACGCTCCAACTTCAGGACAGGAAGCAGAAGTGCTTATTGTCGGAGGAACAAAGATTGTCGCTGGAGCCGCTATCGGCGAAGGCGCACTTGTTGGAACAAGTTCAACAGGCAAGGCAGTTGCTCTTGTCGCTGGAACAGATACAACAAAGTATGTTGTCGGAACACTACTAACTGAATCTGCGGCAGATGGAAACATCGTCACAGCAGTCGTAAACTGCGCTAATCCAGGCAGAGCGGCTTAAGGGGGATAACTAAAAATGCCACAGCCACATATCAATAGCGTTCACATTGACGCAATTCTCACAAACATCTCGGTTGCTTATCTTCAGAACCAAGACAACTTCATTGCCGACAAGGTATTCCCAGTAATCCCTGTTGATAAGAAGTCAGACAAGTATTTCACTTACACCAAGAACGATTGGTTCCGTGACGAGGCTCAGCGCCGCGCACCTGGAACTGAATCTGCTGGTGGCGGTTACAACCTCTCAACTGGAACATACTCAGCAGATGTCTGGGCGTTCCACAAAGATGTAGATGACCAGACACTTGCTAACGCAGACTCACCTTTGAACCCTCTCCGTGAGGCAACAGAGTTCGTTACACGCCGTCTAATGCTTCGCCGTGAACTTCAGTTCGTTTCTGACTTCTTCACAACAGGCGTATGGGCTGACGATGTAACAGGTGTTGCTGGCTCTCCATCATCAGGTGAGACAAAGCATTGGTCAGATTACGCATCATCAGACCCAATTGCTGACCTTGAAGCAGGAAAGGCAGAAATTCTTGGAAACACAGGAATGGAAGCAAACACACTCGTTCTCGGATACGATGTATTCAAGGCTCTTAAGAATCACCCAGACCTTGTAGACCGTATCAAGTACACATCTTCACAGACAATCACAACCGATATGCTCGCGGCAATGTTCGACATTCCACGCGTTATGGTTGCAAAGGCTGTTAAGGCTACTAACAACGAAGGCGCATCTGAGGCTTACGGCTTTGCTTTTGGCAAGGGCGCACTCCTTACACATGTTGCTCCAAATCCAGGACTTCTTACACCATCAGCGGGTTACACATTCGCTTGGACAGGTGTTTCAGGTGGTCTCGGACAGACTGTTGGAACTTCACAGTTCCGCATGGAGTCAATCAAGTCAGACCGCATTGAAGCGGAAATGGCATTTGATAACAAGGTAATCGGAGCAGACCTCGGTTACTTCTGGAACACAATCGTTGCTTAATTAAGTTGAGTGAAGGGGAGGGTCTGAAAAGGCTCTCCCCTTCTTTCTTAGAAAAGGAAAATAAATGCCTCAAGTAAATCGTATTTCTCGCGGTGAAGTTTCAGTTGGTGCTATTCAAGGCTCAACTGGCGACATGGTGTATGGACTAGATTTTGGTACAGCATCAGTAGACCCTGCTTCAATCAACGCGACAACTCGCGGTTCAGTTACTTTCACTCTTACAGGTGCCAAGACAACTGACATCATTATTGTAAATCCACCAGCAGACCTAAATGATGATTTGATTTTCTGTGGAGCGGCTGTAACAGCGGCAGACACAGTTTCAATTTATCTTTACAATCCAACTGCTTCAGCAATCAACGACACAGCGCGTACATTCTCGTATGTGTGGATTGATATGACTGCGTAATGAAAGCAGAAATTCTTAAGACTATGGTGGTTGATGGTCGCCTGTTGAAATCTGGAGACATCATTGATGTCAAGGGATGGAAACACGCAAAGGCTCTCAACCGCAGCCGTTACATCAAGATTCTTGATGAAGCGGTAAAGCCAAAGGTAGAGCCAAAAGCCGAGCCAGAGGTTGAAGCAGTTGAAAAACCAAAGGCGAAGAAAGAAGTCGCCTCCAAGTAATTCAAAAGGGGGTGATTCAGTAAAATGAGTCACCCTCTTTTTTTCTAAGGGAGCATCATGGCAATTACACACGAACGCATATCAGTAGGCACAACAGCCACACAAATTTCGTCTAACTATGCTGGTAAAGATGGTCAGACAGTTTCAGTTCAAGTCCCAGCAGCGGGCGCTACCGTCTACATTGGTGGAGAAGGCGTAACAACAACATCTTACGGATTCGCTCTTACTGGCGGAACCGACATGGCAGTTGAAATGCAAGATGGTGAAAAACTTTACGGCGTGGTTGCTTCAAGCACACAGACCGTAAATGTACTTCGTCAAGGCGCTTAAATCATGGCACTACCAGCATCTCTTTCAACCGTAACGGTTGCTGGTACCTATGTGGATTTACTAGGCAACCCAGTTCGAGGCTCAATCACTATTGAACCTCAGACTATCTTGAAAGAAAAGACCTTGAATGTCCACATCATGCCAGTTCACATCGTCAAGACTTTAGATGCAACTGGCTCCTTTACAACCACTTTGCCAGTTACTAGCGATACTGATGTAATGCCTCAACCTTTTATTTACACCATAGTTGAGAACTTTACCTCTGGTCGTACATTCCAGATTGCTCTACCTCTCTCAGTTGCAGGTACCACTCAGAACCTCGCAGACCTGCTTACAGCCCTTTCCGAAGCAGATGCCACCTCTTATGTATCCGTGGATGCTTACCAGGGTCTATTGACCCGCTACAACAATGCAAGCGGCAGGAGAGAGATTGTGGTAAATGCTTCTACATACGAGGGCAACGCCCTTGCCTACGCAACAGAGGCTTCAAACTCAGCAAGCGCAGTTGCCAATTTCACGACTAATCAGTTGATGATGATGGGAGTTTAAGATGGCTGAACCGTATGTACCCATAGCCGAATACACCGCTTCAAACGCCCTTTTGACTGAGTTGGAAGTGGCTACAGATGCAGCCGCGACTAATGCAACCGCCCTTTCAACGGCTACTGCCGCTGCCCTGACTTCAAGGAATACAGCAAATTCCTATGTGGCTGAAAAATTTGATTTGTTCTTTTTGGTAGGTGCCTGATGGCTCTTGGTCCGAATTTAACCACGGTTACAATTACAGGTAGTTATGTAGATTTTGAAGGCAATCCGATTGAGGGTCAGATTCGATTCAGCATTTCTGAGGTTCTGCGTAACGGTACAGATGACCAGATGGTTGCTCCATCTAGCGTTGTCGTGCCTTTGAGTTCAGGCTCTTTCTCGGTTTCTATCCCTGCAACCAATGACCCAGATGTAGTTCCAAACCCTTTTGTTTACAGCGTTGAGGAGTCATTTCCTAACGGGCGCTCTTATGAAATCAGCATCCCTTACACCACTACAGGGTCGCTAGATTTAGCAGATATTAGTCCAGACCCAGCCCTATCTGAAAGTTATGTAGCGGCTGTAGACCTAACTTCTTGGAATACCCTTGAGTCCAACATTACTGCTTTAGATGCTTTGATTGACCAATCGGTAGATAAGTTCCCTGCCTCTGGTCAGTATTGGTACATTGATTCTGCCTATTCAACATACACAGCGCTAGATACAGCCTTTGCTACATACTCCGCTCTCACCGCGGCTACATATAACATCTCAGGTGAGGACATCACATCATTCGTAACCTCGGCGCAGGGTTACGCGGCTTCAGCATCGTCAAGCGCTACAACA